ATTTATTTAGATGGCACTTTAACAGCTTCGGGTACAATGTCAACAACTTTAAATTATGTCGCAAATAGTTATCCTTGTATTGGAGCATATAAGCTTAATAATAACACTCCATCAGGTTATTTAGTAAACAACACAAAAATTGATGAGTTTGGAATATGGACAAAAGAATTAACATCAACAGAAGTAACAGAATTATACACTAAATTTTATCCTTTTTAATTATGAAAGTTAGACAATTAACGTTAGAGCAAAAAAACATACTTACAGGTAAAGTGTGGGGTTTCCAAGGTCAAGTATTCAACCCTTTGCAAGATGCCAATGGTAATTGGTTTATCTCAAACGAAGAGGTTAACGGGTGTACATTACAGCAAGCTGAATCAATACCATGTGACGCGTGGCTTTTGACTTTACCCGAAATAGACTATAATCCTGTAATAGTAGAACTATAATGAAACATTTAATAGAACGTTGGAATAAGCCTACTCCTAAATTTTGGAAGAAAGTACAAAAGAATGGTTTAGCACTATCAATTTTAGGAGGTGTTATAGTAAAATTTCAACCTTTAATAGGTGGGATAATAATTAGTGTAGGTTCAACAATTAGCGCATTAGCTCAATTAACAATAGAAGATTAATGGAATGGATAAGTAATATAATTAACTCGAAGTTGTCGCCTATAATGATATTTGTTTTAATATTATTAGGTTTGCTATTATATTACTTTCACAAGCCAATTGTATCGTGGTTAACATCTTTAGTTAAGAAAGAAAAAGAGAATAAAATTAGCGATTTAAAATCGCATGATATTTTCAACACACTTCAAAGAGTAAAGCAAGAAGTATCATTCATGAAATTTTACACAAATGGTGAGTATGACGCTACTAAATCTCGTATGTGTAATGACTTTGCTAAATTTAAATGTAATGTTTGTAGTGATTATTTTTACGAGTTTATTTTAAAAGATTTCACAGGTGTAGACTTTGACCAATTAAAACAAATGGTACTTAAAGAAATGTGGGCGATGCACTCGGAGTACGTTAAACAAACACGTGCATTTTGGCTTTCTAAAGGTATTAAAATTGAAGATGTAGACTACATTATAGAATTATTTGAAAAGTTCCGCTACGATGTTGTAGTAAGCTTTCAGCATAGAATAGAGGCTATTTTTGCAAGTACTCACCACGACACAACATTTGATAAGATTTTAGCAGTTTACGAAATGTATTCAATGGGGATCGATTTGCTTCCAAAAGATATGTTAACTACATTTGAAGCATTAAATGGAAAATTTAAAAATATAAAGTATGAGTAATGTTAGAAGTTATACAAGCGATCAACTATTAAATAAAGTTAAGTCTTTACCATCGTTCAAAGCTTTTCCGCAAGGATATTGGATTCTTGGCGTTAGAAGTAACGAAGACGAACCTAACAAATTTGACGATAAATTTTATATTTTTAGAGGTGAAGAATTCATCAAGGTAACATCAGGCACTACAAACCCTGGCACACCAATATTAAAAGGTGGTTTTCTTGAATATAACAAAGTTGGTGCGGCAGTTGTGAAGTCTGAGGAGTGGTATTATGGTTTGTGGAAATATGGGCTTCATAGAGGCAAAATGCCAGCACTTGTACAAGTTGGTGAATGTCTTGTATACCGAGATGGAGATAAAGACGCTAAAAGCGAGGAAATCGGTAAACCTATCAAGGGATTGTATGGTATTAACTTTCACTCTACAAGTTACGACCTAACAAGCCACGCAGTAACACAAAATATAGGTAGTTGGTCAGCAGGTTGCCAAGTGTGTAATGATATAGAGCAATACAAAATGATTATTAATATGATTAAAAACGAAATGCGAATTTCTTATTGTTTGATTAACGAGTTCTAATTTTCATAAACAATACAATATCAAGAGGTTAATAGCCTCTTTTTTTGTGTCTTAAAATATTTAATTATTTTTTTTTTATTTTTTTATTATTTATTCAAAAACTATTTATATATTTGTTCTATAATTAAAAACCAAAACAAAATGGAAACTTTAAACGAAATCTTAGAAAGCAAAGAATTTAACGAAATGTTTGACTTTGAAAACGAAAAAAAAGAAGTAGAGGCAGCAGGTTGGAACTATGCAGAATTAGTAAATTTTGGACAACAATTAGGAAAATTAATTAAATAATAAAACAGGGGTGCGACTGTAACGCACATTAATATTAAAAACTAATTAAAAACCAAAAGCAATGGAAACAAATTACGACATCGAGAGAATCAACAGAATTATTCAAGATTTAGAATCTTTGAAAATTGACGTTGAAAAGTTAAAAGACCATAAAAACTACGTAGAAAACAAGTTAATGGTTGAAATGAAAAAAAATAGTATAATATCTTTAATAACAATAATATGAGTACTTTAGGTTTAATAATATACATGGTTTTATTCTTAGGATTTTTAAAAATAATGTCATACCAAGACTAATGAAACCAGAGAGATACATCAGGGATTTTAAATGGAAAGTAAATACTTTCTTAATGGCAGGTTGGAAGTTAGACGAAATAGCAGACCATTTAGGAATGTGTAAAAAAACATTAAGAAGTTACTACGAAATGAAATATACCTACAAGGTTGTAACAATGGGTTATAAAAATGAACCTTATGCAACTGAGGAAGAAATGATACAGGGATTTCAATGTAGTTACAATGATTTAAGTAATTCAGAAAAAGAAATATATGAAAATAACAACTAACAAAATAATCAAAATAAAATGAAATGGAAACAATAGAAGAATACCATAACAGGAGAATAAAAGAAATAACAGAAAGGATTAACTATCTACAAAATTACATTGATAACAATACAACTTTAAAACATGATGAGAATGGAGTAGGTGGTTCTTATTTAAATAGAAGAAACTCAAGAATATCAGCTAACCATAATCAAAGAGTTGACGAATTCAAATCAGAAATAGAAGGATTAAAAAGAGTAGTAGAAATGCACATAAACAAAATAAAATGAAGAAATTTATACAATGGTTAAAAAGCATTAACCAACATTTGATTCAAGTTAGAAACCAAAATTTATTCTGATGAAAGTAACAGATAAAATAACAATTACAAACGAGGACAACATGAAGTTAATGGCAAGGTATCCTGATAACTATTTTGATTTAGCAATAGTCGACCCGCCTTATGGGATTGGTGGGGGTGTTGATAATAGAAAAGCAATTGAAACAAAAAGCGGTAATAATTTAAGAAGATTAGCAAGGAAGGGTGGTATGGAATGGGATAGAACTCCGCCAAATAAAATATATTTTCAAGAATTATTAAGAGTATCTAAAAATCAAATAATTTGGGGTGGTAACTATATGATTGAAAATTTGGAAAACACAAGATGTTTTATAGTTTGGGATAAAATGACCTATATTCCAACAATGAGCCAAATTGAAATGGCGTGGACTTCTTTTAAAACACATTCTCAACTTGTAAAAATAAACTCAAATCAAAATGATAGAATTCATATCTCTCAAAAACCAATTGATTTATATAAATGGATTTTAGATAAATACGCAAAGCAAGGCGATAAAATACTCGATACACATTTAGGCTCAGGAAGTATTGCGATAGCATGTCACGATTACGGATTTAATTTGACAGCTTGCGAATTGGATAAAGAGTATTTCGACAAAGCTATGCAACGTATTAACAATCATACATCACAACAAAAACTATTCTGATGATTACAAATTTTGAAGAAATAACGCACGAACTTAACGCTGAGGAGTTACACCTCGCAGAGCTCTTAATAAAGAGTTTTAAAGCACGTTCTAAGGTTAACCCAGTTACAGCTAAGGAAATTGTAGAAGGAGTCAACAGAACGTATAAATTAAAGACTAAATTCAACGATGCACGACTAAGAAAGATAGTGAACTACTACCGTACTCATTCAATAATACCTTTGTTAAGTTGTAAGTATGGTTATTATGTTAGCTATAACGAGGATGAGATAAGAAGTAATATAACAAGTCTTACACAACGTGCTACAAGTATATTAGATTGCGTTTACGGATTAGAAAGATTAATAAAAAATGAATCAAAAAACGTTTGATTAAAAAATAATTATTATATTTGTAAACCGAAGCGTGAGAAACTCCGAAAAAATTTATTAAAAAACGAATACAAAAGCTAACTGATAAGGTTTTCTCACGCACCTTTGAAGTTGGCTTTTTGTGTTAAAAAAATTTATTTATATGATTTACAAATTTCAAGATGAAACAACTACTTTAGAAGTAGAATTGTTTAATGAAAAATCTGTTGTTTTTACAGTTTTAGATGAAAATGATGAACCAGTATGTGCCTATTTAAATAAAAAGGACATTTATCATTTAATTGGTGCTTTGCATTTGATTCATAAAGAAATGAATTAATGAAAGATAATTATTTAGTTGTTCAAGGATGGATGGTTTCAGAATTGAATTTGTCAGGAAATGATTTGCTTACATACGCCCTTATTTATGGTTTTTCTCAAGATGGTGAAAGTGAGTTTACTGGTTCTATTAATTACTTATGTAAGTGGCTTAATTGTTCACGCCCTACTGCTATAAAATCATTGAAGTTTTTAACTGAAAAAAACCTAATTATTAAGAATGTAAATACTATTAATGGAGTTAGTTTTAATAGGTATAAAATTTCTTTATGGGTAGTAAAGAAACTTAACGGGGGTAGTAAAGAAACTTTACTGGGGGGTAGTAAAGAAACTTTACCCAATAATACTATTATTAATAATACTAATAATAATATAGAAAATAATATAT